GTGGCTTGATTGCCTGTGATTGTGTTGTTTGAAATAGTCAGGTTAATGCCAGCCGTAAGCACACCTTCGGCAAAGTTGTTTGTGACCGTGCAGTATTCGCAGTTGCCGTGCAGGTCTATTGACATGGTATTAGCTTCGGACGGATGCATCCGACAGGTGTTGCCGTCAATCAAAACGTAGCGGGCAGGCTCCGCGCCGCCTGTTGCAATGTTGTGCCGGGCTTCCGACAGATCATTATTCACCACTTTTAAGTTTTGGCCTGACCCGACCGAAATGCTGTATGAAGTTCCGGTCCCGCTATACCAACCGTCCGACACTTGGCACCCGGAAACAACGCCACCATAAAAATAGTCGGCAGAAATCCCCGCGTATCTTGCCCCGCGCACAACGCAGTTAATGATGCTTGGGTTTCTGGCGTAAGCCACCGTCAGGCAAAGCTGATTAGCGTTCATTTGGAACGTCAAACCCTCGACAGTCACATTCGGCATGGCGAGGCGGTGAACGGTCGTCGTCGCAGCGGTATATCCATCAAACAGCGGAGATGAAAGATTAAGCGTCGTTCCCGCTACGCTCCGAACTTCGGCCAGTTCGCCCTTGTAGTAGGTTGCCCGCGTCGGGTTCCACAGGTCCGTTGACGTGATGAGGACGATCTCACCCGCGACCGCGCCGATTGCGGAAGTGGTCGTGATTGACAGCGCCCCCTTGGCGGGGCTGGCGCTCAGCAGGCTAGAGGTCAAACGCTGCCCACCCAACTTGAACAGCGTCGTGTCGCCGGGCGATCCGCCCGTCACAGACGAGCCGTTGATGGTCGCGCCGTAACCAATCAGCTGGATATTTGCTGAGTTCCCGAAGATTTGGGAGATAGGCGTCGAAATCAGATAGGTTCCAGGGGGGAACAGCAAAGTTCCACCACCGACCGCAGCAAGAGCCGCGAGAGCCGCCGCAATCTCTGCGGTGTCGTCCGCTACACCGTCGCCCGTCGCCCCGAAGTCTTTAACCGAAACCGTGTCGCGACCTTTGGCCTGCACCGTTCTAGCAACCGCACTGGTTCCGGCCTGCAAAAACCCGACCAGCGCCGATCCGCCGGACGCGGAAAAGAACGCCTTGATGTAGTCGGAAAACACCGTCGCAGTCGTGCGCTTGGCGGGACCAGGCGAACGATAGACAGCCAGCACATCGCTATCCACCACCGGGGCGGTTAGGGCCTGAAGTTCGGGAAAAGTCTTGCGGGGCGTATCGACCATTTTAGTTCCCTAGAACTTGATAATAAACATGAGGGCGATGTTACGCGGGCGCGTCTCACTACCGCCTGTTGAGGCCGTGTTGTATGGCGTAATGGTTTCAGCGCCGCCCGTGCCGGTCGTGGTGAGCCCCGCTCCGGTGTCATCGGTTGCAGACGGCGGCGTAACCGAGTGAACGTGGGCCTCAAGCTCATCAGCCTGCGCCGAACCAAACGCGCGAGCCGGGTCGATGCCTCGCCCGTTATCCCAAGCCCGCACAAATTCGCCGCGCAAATCTGGAAGGGTAAACGTGGTCGAACCGTCGCCCGCGCCAAACCACGTTCCAATGACGGCGAACAATCCTGCATACGTCGTGCGCGAGACAGCGCCGCCGTTGCATTCCAGCCATCCAGAGGGAACGGTGTTTGCGGAATACATCGTGACGGAACCGACAGGGACAGCCGCCGCAAACGTGCCCGCCGCGCTAAGGAAACGAGCCGCCGCAGCATCGCCAGCCGCAGGAGCAGGAACTAGGCCTTTAGTGCCACCCGATCCGCTATCACCCACCACCGCGCTCAACAACGTGGTTGCCTGAGTGCCGGTTAAGTCTTCTACAGCGCCCGTCCCAGCCGTCACCCGGCCCTTAATCGTCGCCGTGGCAACCGTCGCCAGTTTGGCATTTGTGAACGATGCGTCAGGAACGGTCACAGTCGAGGTAAAAGTAGCCGTGCCGTTAAAGGTCTGGTTGCCGGTGAACGTGCCAGTAGCCACTACCGACAGCGTGTCCGTGCCAGCGTTGCCAATGGTCGTGTTACCGTTGACCGTCAGGTCGCCCGTAACGGTTTGGTTTCCAGCAAACGTCACACCAAGCGGGAACGTTACGCCGGATGATGTAGCCGAAAGAACAGCCGCGCCACCGCAAACCAGCGTGGCCGAATTTGCAGCCGGGAAATAAAAGCCGGTGTCGGTGTCGCCAATCACGCTAATCGACGGAGCCGTAATTAAGCCATCAGACACGCGGATGCCTTGAGCAAACGGAATGACCGCAGCAGCGGGCGTCTGGCCATCGGATGCCAGCGATTGCGTCAGCGCCGTCGCAAGGTCCGCAAGCGTTGCGTTCCAGTCATCCGACAGGATAGCGGTTTCAGGAACCGCAGGGTTCCATGTGTTTGATGGGGGCGAATATGAGCCAGAACCGTTGCGGGCCATTTCTAGTCCTCTTGTCCTGAGCCGAGAGCTACAGTCGCACGAATGCGGTTAGCGCCACGGGGGCGGTTGAGCGCACGGGTCAGCCGGGCGTTAAAGTCTTCGGAGTTGGCCATCAGCAAATCGGCCAGCGTTTCGGCGTTGCGACGGGCCACAATGTCATCAATCCCAGTCGCAATCCGACCAGGAATTCCGGGAATGTTTGCGACAGAGCGAACTGCGCCACTAGCCACGTTTCCGCCTGCCATTTGCCGCTGAATGTCTTGATTAAACGCCGTATCGGAACCCGCGCGGTGACGCTGGCCAGTGGCTTGCAGCACCTCGACAAGCTGCGCCATCGGGTCAGAACCGCGAGCAGGCATCGCGTTGGCGCTCAAGGGTGGGAACGCCATGTTAGGGTCGGGGCGGTTCACAACGTCAAGCGCCCCCATAACAGTCCGGCGCTGTTCAGGGTTGCCAAAAGCTCGCGCGGCAAAGTTTGCGCCGCCAAACTGGTTAGACCCCGTGGCCAGTTCTTGCTGCGCTTCCATCGCTTGACGCGCTAGTTGCTGCCGAACAAGCGGGCCACCGACAGACGGGTCAATCTCGCCCATCAGTTCTAGCGCACGGGCTGTTTCAGCGGCTTGGCCCTCAAACGGCGTGTCAGGGAACATTCGTCCCGTCATGTTGACAAGGTTTGGAGCTGGACCTGCGTCAGCAAGCGCACCAATCGGACCGGCTTTCAGCGGGTCAATAAACGCTTCATTGATGCCGCGCACCGTGTCGCGGGCCATGCCGTAATCTGGCGAGGCTTGGCGGGCAAGTGCGTCCGCCAAATCAGCAGCTTCACCGCGAACGGACGCCCGCGTCATCGACCCGCCAACTCGCGCAGAATTTGGCGCGGCTTCTTCGGCCATCGTGCGGAGTTGCTTTACAACTTCGTTGACGACTTGAAGCCCTCGATCACCCGTGGCGGGGCCGAGACGAATATTTTGCGGGTCAAAAACCGAATAAACCGTCGATGGACCGCCTTGGCCCATATAGTCATCGACCGAATTGCGGACGATAACCGAATCATTGCCGCCCGCTCTTGCTTCGTCTAGCGCTCCCCGCGTGCCGCTCCACCTACGCCCCGCACCCTCAATTTCTAGCGGATTTTGAAGGCGTAGCCGAGCTTCTAAAACGCCCGGTTCAGCGTTTTGATAATCCCATGCGCGTTGAGGGTCAGCGTATGTTCTTGCTACGCTTGGGTTATCGGTAAACCAAAACGCCCTGGACGAATCATTTACCCCGTAAAGCTCTTGAGGCGTTTTGAATCCGCCCGCTAGTCCACGCACATCGGGAGTGCCGTGATAAACCGGCCCTGTCGTGAATGGGTCGGCAATTAGCGGTGCGATTTCTGGATCATTGCGAACCGCCTGAAGGGCTGTTTGATAAGACGGACTGTTCGCAAGTTGAGCGTATTGGTCTTCCGGTATCGATTGTTCCGGCAAGCGCCGATAAAACGGGCCAGCGTCCTCATTTGCGCGTTGACGCAAGCGAGTCAATACGCCCTCTGCCGCGTCGCGGACCCGAGGCGCAAGTGTAGACGGCTCAACGCTTGGCGCAATCTGGTTTAGCCGCGACTCAATAGCGCCCTGAACTTGAGCGGGGCGATTGGCAAACATCGGTGCCATGCGCGTCGTTTGGCCTTCCACCACACGCTGCAAGCGGCCCAGACCAGACCCGCCGCCCGTGACTTGCTGAATGGCCTCTGCGTTGGTCAAATCAATGCCCATTGCTTGCGCGTCACGCCGAAGCGCCGTTGCCAGTTGCAAGTTTTGCGGAGTTACGCCTTCCGCCGCATTGCGGAGGGAAATATCAGCACCGCCGCGAACCGCGCTCGCGCCACCAACGGCAAAACCACCCCCGAGGCCACCGAGCAACCGGGCAAAGTTTTCAGCGTTTGTATCGCGCTCACCGCCGCTCATGCCACGCGCAATCTGGCCAGCGGTTTCGCTAGTAAACGCGGGGACCGCTACGGATGCGCCCCTTGCAAGGGCAGAACCTGGCGCCAGCGCACCAGGAAGAAACTCGCCAACGGTCCGCGAGTATTCACCTGCAACGGTCTGCGGCTGATAATAATCACGCCCCAGCCCCTGACGAATCGTCTCGTTTAGTTGCTCGCCGGTCGGGCCAACAATGCCAAATCCGGGCATATTTTGCCCCAGCGATTGCTCGCCGTAAATCATTTGGCCGATTGTGCCTTGCATACCAGCAAGGCCGGTCAGTCCCTCAACCACGCCAGTCGGGAGCGATTTTGCTATGTCTTCGACGACAGACTGCGGACGAACATTAACGCCCGGCGCTTGTGGCAGATCACCGACGCGAAACTGTCCTTCTACCGGGTCAGACGGAAGGGGATAGACCGTGCCATCAGGGCCTTTAACCCACATTCCACGCTTCATGCCCGCAGCGGTCGCGCGGTCCACCGTAGCAAGATCAATTGGGTTGTTTGGCGACGAACCTGGGCCGGTGTCAGGATAAATGCTGTTGTCACCCGCGTCTTGTTGCGGGTTGAAACCGACCGAGGCGTAAAAATCAGCCAGCGGGATGTCAGAATAGAACCGGCCATGAATGGCATTCGCCAGTGTCATGTCGTCCATATCGTCATATTCGGGGAACCGTTCCCGAACCTGATCCATTGTCATTTTTTCTTGCGGCATTAGCGCAGCCCCAACGGGTCATTATTCGGCGCGGGCTGGCGCGAACGGTTTGGCGCAGTGGGGCGCGGGCGAGGTGCTGGCGCTTCACCCCCACCCCATCCAAACGCCTCACGGGTCCGCGTCGGCAGGACGTTATTGAACGCGCCAGCGCCAAATGTTTCCGTCACAAGCGGCTCATACGACAGCACACGGTCGCGATACACCGCGTTCATGTTCTGATAAATATCTTCGCCGGTCGCCAACAATTGCGCCCGGATTTCGGGGCTAAACCGGCCCGACGACGTAAGATAGCCTTGCAGGCCCGCAATGCCGCCGTTGATGCCTTGGGCTTGCAGTTGCAGCGCCACGTCACCTTCACGGACCACGCCTTCGTCAATGAGCTTCTGAAGGCCGTTAATCATGGCAATGTCACCCGCACCGTTCTGTGCGCGAGAACCGGCGCGAAGGGCTTGGATGTTCCGTTGCAGCAGGGTGGCGGAATCAATAATCGGGTCGACCTCTTTGCGGAGGTTTGTCAGTTCTGCAAACCGTCGCGTCGGGGCGTTAAGGTCTTCCCTGCCTCCGGCTTCTGGACGCAACTGGCCACCGACACGCTCATAGCCTTCGGTCGGGCGTCCAACTACACTAGGGACGCCAAACGGATTAACCGACACGCCGGAGCCTTCAGGCAAACCAAAGACGTTTCCGGCCCCGACAACCTGATTGGTGTTCATCGCTTGTTGCGGAATGCCACCCTCAAGCGGCGTCCATTGGCGCGTAACCGTATCGACCACACCTGGAACGCCATTGATTGACTGAAACTCTTGACGCTCCGCAGCGGGAGCCGACATCCGCTGACGAACCAAGTCGATTTCACCCCGCACCCATGCTCCAATTGCAGGGTCGCCCGTGCGGCGGAACGCGTCAACGCCCTCCTGAATCCGGGCCATTTCACCCGGCGTAATACCGAGCGGGTTAGCAGCCGATTGGGGAGCGATTTGCGGGGCCGCTTGTGGCGCAGCTTGCGGGGCATTGACAGGCGGCGCGGAGGGTTGCGGCATCGGCGGAACGTCTGCCATCGGAGGCATTGCCGCAGGCATTCCAGCCGGAGCAGCGGGGGGCATAGGCGAACCCGCAACCGCTGCAACAGGGGCCGTCATGGCTTCGACGGGCTGTTGCGTGTTAGAGACGGGCGGCACCATTGGGGGCGGGGCAGCGGGCGGCATATCTGTAGCGGGCGGCGCACCACCGGAATCACGCAACACGTTTGCCAGCGTCAAGCCAAACGCATCAGCTTCACCCGCCGTCCGCCTTGCCCGTTCGTCCCGCACCGCCCGCTCAGCCCGGTTAGCGCTAAACTGCGTGATGCCTTGGCCGAGAAGCCTAGCCGCCAATTCGCCGTAGCCGCCCTTAATCTCAACGGGCTGACGTTGTTCCTCAAGCAGTTTGGCCAGCATTGCGCTACGGCGCATAGCCGGTGTTTCGATCATCTGCGGAACAGGCATGGGAGCGCGGGCCATTTAGAGCTTCCCGTAATCGACCATGAGGAAGCCCGTCCAGTGACGGACCACCGCGTCAATGCCAGCCTTGAGAACGTCCTGCGCCATGACGCCAGTGTGACGCTTGCGGCCCCAGACGTAGCGGTATTCGTAAACCGGCAAGCCGTTAGCCATCGTGCCAACGCGCTTGATGTCGCGCTTTAGGCGGCGGTCAGACGCGCCAATAGCAGCGCCACCGAGCGAAAACAGTCCGCTCATCAGGGCGTTCTGCTGACCCACGCGGGCCTGATAGTTTTGGTTCAACTGGTTTTGCGCCAAGCCTTGAGCGCCGAGAACGTCCGTCTGACCAATACCGGTCGGGCTGTATTGGATGCCCTGCGGCATACCAACCTGGCCCGTGCCTAGCAGGGCTTGAAGTTGCTGGAGGGGTTGGTTCTGGACGTAAGCCCGCTCTTGCAGGCCCTGCGTCCGCGCCTGATTACCGAATGTCCCGCCCGCAATGGCTTGCTGAATAGCGCGAGATTGCTCCGCGCCACCGGCTTGAATGGCTTGGTTTGAAGCCTCTCCGTATGCGTCAGCTCTATCTCTAGCAAAATCAGATCGAAGGTTTCGCGTTGCCTCGCTATTCGCTCCAAGGCCCTGCGCGGCAAGACGTGCATCTTGCGACCTCTCAAGCCGCTGAAATTGCGGGTCAAGCCTACGGGTCTGGCTGGCATAAACCGAATCCTCAAACCGTTGGCGGTCAAAGTCAGGTGCGTTGTAGCCTTGCAGTTCCGGCAAGCCTTCGGTGTTCAGGCCTTGCCCAAGCGCCGTATTCACGCGGCCAATCTGCTGGCCAGCGGTGTCGAGGGCGCTACCGTAAACACCTGTCGAGCGTTCGTAGTTCTGCTGCTCAAGCGGGCTAAGTGCCGTCTCTTGACGATAGCCACCAGGTGCGGACGGGTCAGCGATATAACGCACGGTCCCTTGAGGGCCGGACGTATTCACCATGTTCAGCCGCTGCTGTTCACGCGCAGTTGCGGTGTTTGCCGCGCTTTGAGCGTTGGCAAGCTGGACGGGATCAGGAGCCGCTGGGGGCCGGGGCTTGCTCACTTACACGGTCCTTGTTGAAACGGTGAACACGCCACTCGCTTTCGAGGAGACCGGATATGATGCAATCATCGTCACCATAACCACGCCGGATAGTCCCCTCATGTTTGAAACCAAACTTTGAGAGAAACTGGCGAGCGGGACGCAAACGCTTTGGCGTCAGGCTGGTGATTCTCGCCGCCCCTAATTGTTGGAACGGATAACGCAAGATACCTGTGACCAGCGAAGGCGTCAACCAGTTGGACCGACTAGCGGCAAAGCTAACCTCAATGTTGCGATATTGAGGCTGATATTGGTTAAAAACGACACCGCCAATGAGATTGTCGTGCTTATCGACCACCCCGATAGCCTCGCACGGCCCCCAGTCCAGTCCATGCCCTATCTGGTCCGCTACCCATTGAGCGACTAAGGGCGAGAACGGGCCGGAAACTAGCCTCAAAGCTGCCCGCCCGTCTGGTTTTCGTATTTGAGGTTAAACGCGATAATCTCGCACGGCGCGTTCGTGTTCCGTGCCGCTTGCATTGCAATGATGCCGTCTGCCTCATAGGCCAGCGACGTATCGTCATCCACGGCAAGGTCAATGTAAAGCGTAGCGTCAGGCGCTACACGCATTCGCACCGCACCGCAGTAGCCAATGCCGGTCACGCTGGTCCAGCTATCGCGCGTTTGCACCGCTTGAGACCACACCGCTACATCCCAAAGGCCGGTATCCCAACGCCCGCCCGTTGTCCTAATGGTCGTTGGGACAGCGGTTGGCACTTTTTCTTTGAAGTCCGTAACGATTTCAATTGCTGGTGCCAGGTCTGCGCCAATCCGCAATACCGGCTGAATCATCTCAAACTTCTTCAGGCTTCCGCGAGAGCCAAAATAATTAAACGCCGTTTTGATGTCGCCAACGATGCCGGTTGTGTTGTCCGCAAAGCCAGTATCCCATAGGCATACAGAATCAGCCGCACCAAAATACATCTGGTCGTTGGCCACAGCCCAGCAGAACGCATCAATGCCCGTAAACCGGCACCATGCGCCCGTCTGGACGTTCTGCACATATTGTTCCGACCGCGTGAGGCTAGAAGTTGGAACGTTGAAGATTGCCAGCGTTCCTTTCGGATACAACGCACCTTCCCAGCCAAAATTGCTGCGATATTTGGTTGTTGCTTGCTGGAATGCGTTCTGGATTTTCTGCGTCAGCGCCACAAGGTTCTCTTGTGCGCGGTCCAATTTTAGCGCTTGAGAAAGCGGAACGACACCGTTGGTCGTCAGCACTACCAGGTCAGAACCATATTTGATCAGCGACCGGCGCGAGAGCGGCAGGCCGATGTCATAGACGCCAACCAGTGCCCAGTTGTTTGCGTCCGAAGGGTCAAGGCCCTGATACACAGCCACCTGACCCTGCGTAGTGACCCACACCGCCAGATCATCGGCACCGGAACCACCATCCAGCGTCCAAGTGGCTTGGCAAAGGATTGAGCCGCCCTTGTCAAAAATCGGGCCAAGGTCCAGCAGATTGGCCGCGCCTTGGATGGCAAACGGCTCAAGAAACCAGCACCGCAAGCTGTCCTCTTGCACAAAGAACAGACGGCCTTTGTGGTCCATAACGTCAACCAACGTGCGCGGGTCCAGCGTAATGACACCAGCCGAGCCGGTGATGACCGTAGAGGCAAACGTAGAGCCGTTGTAATAGACCGGATCGGTGGCCCCGTTGGCCGCAATCAGAAACGTCCCCGCGTCATTGGCAAAGTTAATCCATTGCCAACGCGCATTGCCGGTGCCGGAAAACACCTCAACCGGCGCATCATTTTGATTGCTTACGTCGTAAAGAGAACCGCCCGCCGCAGCAAAAATCTTGTCAGCAACGGAGGCTGTCCCGCCGCGCCAGACCAACAGCGATTCAGTCGGCAGAGGCATACCTTCCTGCCACGGAATGTAGCCCTTACGCAATTCGACATAACCGGCGCGAGGAATGAAGTTGTCGAGAATGACCGCGTTTTCGGCAGGCATATTGGCTAGGGGCGATTGAGCGTCCCATCCGCCAACAGGAGCCGGGACAGCGCGTCCGATAGACACTCGCTGTTGAGACACCGCCCGTAGGGGCTGGCGACCGTATCGCTGCGCCGCTTGTCTCATATCGCCACCCATGCCCCAGAACGGTTCTGATAGCCTTGTGCGCCGATATAGAACAACCGACCGTCTGGGCTATCCGCAGCGGCTGGCAAGGCTGAACCATAGCCGGGCGCATACACCGACAACAGCGCGTTAATCTTCTTGCGCTGCGTCTCTTGGTTTTTGGTGTCAGAAATGGTGACGAACAGGATCATGCGTGGGCAGCCTCTCGACGCGGCTGGACGCCCCACCGCTGTTTTTCCACAGCAAGCCTAGCCGCGTTGGCCTCTTCTGCTGTGTCAAAACGACCAATAATCGTCCTTTTCAGTCCTTCAGAAATGGACGCTGACCATTTGTGCCGGTAACGCGGCTCATAACAAACGCCCATAAATCCTGACGTATTGTTGCTACGTTTGCCCGTCAGGTTTCTTGCGTTTTCCGCGCGAGTAACGGCCCGAAGATTGCAGCGCCGGTTATCCAGTCCGTCGCCATTGATGTGATCGACGACGCTACTAGTTAAATCCAGCCCCATGCGCTCCGCAATGACGCGGTGCAGCAGAACGCGTTTTTTCGCTTTCCGCCCGCCCACATCACGCGCCGCATAAACACAATTCCCAATAGTTGCCGCATACCAATTAAGCATCGACAAATCATAGTCGTCGTTGTCCACAACGGCACTAAAACCTTTTGTCAGTTTAAATACCGCAATCATCCAGGAAACCCTCCTTCTTGTATGTTTGTGGACCAACCATAATAATTGCCGCCGGTGCTGTCTATGATTGTGTTTCCACCGTCTCTTGCCATCCGTTGGTTTCGTTCACCTTGGTAAGTTCTAAAATCTTCACTATAATCCAGTCCCTTAGACTTAAGGAAGCGCCAGCGGAGGCCAAGCGGAAACAGCTTGTCGTCAAGATACGTCAGGTCGGTATCAGCGAGGAATGACGATTGCGCCGAACCGGCAGCCGATTTGGCCCAGTTTGTCGTAATGTATTCATACGCAATGGCCTGCCCTGCGGCTGGCGTCGGGGTGACTAGAAACTTGTTATCCCGCTCAATGAACGCCAGAAACACGCGATTGAGTTGGGGCTGCGCTTGGATGGCCTGCCACTCTTGCGGAGTAATAGGCCCGTAAATGTAACGCATTGTCGTCCTGTTGAAGAACGAGTTAGCGATAAAGTGGTCCAAATCAGACGGGACTGCGCTCGCCTGAACCGCGCTTGCCACCGTATTGAACAGATGCTGCTTTCGCATCACCTGCCAATCATAGGTGCCTGACAGTTCGTCGCCTTCTTCATTGGCTAGTGCGTAAAGCTGCTGAACCTGAGCGTCAGTCGAGTTGACGACTTCCGTAGGGACGGGGATCGACAAAAGGCGGCAGGCCCTTTGGACAATCTGAAGAAGGTTCATCGCCATTGATTAGGCCTTTGCAGGACGCCCGCGCGTCTTAAGGGCGGGGATGGTTTCAAGTTCCGCCACAACGTCCGTTTGGTCGTCGCTGACAGGCTGGGCTACACCGCCGGGACCATCCACCCCGTCGTGATCAAACGCTTCAATCGGCGCATTATTGAACGCCGTCTTGAGATACATATCATATTCCGCGCCATGTGCCTTCTTGTCGGCTTCAGTCGCTACACGCGGACCAATCACCGACGACGAATCGGCCTGAAAGCGGAACATCAGGAACTTGCCTTCCTTATAGAAGGTAGCACCAGGCTTATACATTACGTCGCGCTCAAGATTGTTCATGCGGCTGCCTTCTCTGCTTTGGCTTCCAGTGCCAGTGCCAGTTTTTCCTCAAGCTCACGAATGCGCTGCGTCATTTCCGCAAGCGGCTTTTCAGCCTCAGTCTGCTCAATAAACCGCTGCGCCTTAGCGCGAAGGGCTTGACCACCCATCGGGACGCATTTGGCCAGTTGGCTATCAGACAGGCCCGCCAGAGCCTCAACGGTGCGGATATGAACGCTGTTAAGCTCAATCACCTGACTGCGGCCCACGCCCGCCCATTCCTCTAGCGGTGTGCCGCTCTCAGGGGCTTCCATGTTAGCCTTGAACGCAGCGTATTTGGTGGGCCAACGTTCGCGGTGTTCGTCCTTAACAGCCACGTCAACGATATTCTTGTTATCGCCCGGCACGATCAGTTCCACATACTCAACGTCAGCCCAGACCTCGCGGCCCTCTTTCTCTGACAGAAAGTTGTTACGAACCGGCTTGATATGGAAACGCGGAATGATCCGGTCCCGTCCGTCTGGCGCTACATAATCCATCTATGTCCTCCGATACACAGTGTCATTTCCAATCCGCATCACGCTAGAATAGCCGGGCAGATCGGCTTTCGGGCCTAGTCCCTTTTCTTCAAGGACTATGATAGGCGAAAACTTCTCGATTGTCGCTAGTGCGCCTTTAATGGCGTCAGCCTCGGCACCTTCGATGTCCAGCCAGATCAAATCGCACTGGTCGAGGTTCAGGCTATCTATCGTTTGAACTGGGATAGCCGTTCCCGGCAGCGTCTTGTGTGAACCGCAGTTGTCCGTGTCGATGCGCTGAACAGCACACCAGCCAGGTTCCGCCCCTAGCGCCCCAAAATACACAAGGGCTTCGTCATATGTGACGTTCTTATGCAGGCATTCAAAATTGTCCTCATCCGGCTCAAACGTGATGACCTGACCGAACACCTTGGACAGCGCCAGCGGATACACCCCGACATTGCCACCAGCTTGAACACATACCCGCTTCTCGGCCACCAATGGCAGAACAATAGGCATAGCAGCGGCGCACTCAGAGATGACAACCGCACGGCATTTAACGTCAAAATGGGGCCACCAAAGCCCATCAATCTGCTTCACTTTGCGAAGCCTTTTTCGTCATACAGATGCCGTTGAGCGTCAACCGGATGGTAAAAGTCCGGCTCATCCAACAGCAACAGCGCCCGGTCAGCGTCCGTCAGCCGCTCAGGATACCATTTGAGCGTTGCCCACGCCTTGCGCCGCTCGTTGTCGTTGCGTTCGTGATACTGACTGCTCATCGGCGCGTGTTCACAAAGATGCCAACGACTAGCAGCCACAGCAGCCAAACGGCGAGAAGCGCGATAACCCAGACTAACACGACCAATGCCTTCCCTGTGCGATGCTATCGACCGGACTCAAACCAATGCCAAAGGTCTTCGCGATGGTTTTTCGCTTTTCCCCCTTATCGAGCATCATTTTGATTTGTCTGGCCTGATCTAAAGACAGTTTGCTTTGGCCGTGCCGCTCGCCGCGCGCTGAACGTCCCTTACGGCCAGCGTCACGATTGTTGTCCAACGCGGTGCCAAGGAAAAGGTGATCTGGGTTAATGCACGTCCGAACGTCGCACTTATGACAAACGAAAAGGCCGTCTGGAATAGGGCCTACAAACTCAGTGTAAGCGGCGCGGTGCGAAAGAACCCCACCACCGTGCCATGAGTGTTTGATGACGCCATATCCTGTCCGGTTTATTTTGGCAGACCAAAGCCAACACCCGCCGTTGGTGTCGTGTTCGATCTTTTCCAAAAGCCGAACCGCCATTCCTTTCGGTCTAGGAGCCATTGAGTAATTTCCCCATGTCCGGCACGAGCCCGCGCCCGTGAGCAATGACTTTCACGCCACGGTCACGCAGATACAAAAATTGCTGCTGAAACTCCATCGCCTGCCTAATCATCCAACGGGCGCAAGTGTATGTTTTGTCACCCAGCACAACGTCCATTGTGGCTTCACCGTCATTCAGGCTTTGCGAATAGGCATGGTGTGAACCCTCGGCATACGAACTGTCGAAACCATAAAGGTGTATTTTCTTATACCCCGACAGCCACGCCAGATTGATAGCGCGAAGGCCGACCGTGCCTCCACCGGGCACTAAAACGCAGGGCTTCTGGTCTGGGCCTTCGTCAAACCACGGTCTGATAATGTCCATAAGTTCCTCACCGGAACCCATCGCATTGTGCCACAAAACAACATCATGCCCTGAAAGCGCATCAAACACGCACGGATGAACCTGCGAGGCAAGGAAATAGCGCACGGACATTGGCGCATCCTCGACCATGTGCAGATTTTCTTCCCGCGCATCCAGCATGACGTGACCGTCTGGGGTTAGGCCGTGCTTGATCAGATACCGCATCGCATTGTTGACGCTGATAATCTTGGCCCCACGCCTGCGATGGTCCTTGATGGCCTGCACGCTGTCCGCAAGCGAGGGACCACCACCAACAATGACGCAAGCCTTGTCTTGGTCGCCAAAGCCGGAGAACCACGCCAAATCCCGCTGCACGTTTGCCCGCACGTTGGCATAGGCAAAGTCATGCGTTACGTTCATGCCCTTTAGTTCTGGCATCGCCGTGTAGCCGCCAACGCGCCAGACACCAGGAACCCACCCCTCAGTCACTTCATGCGGCTTAGGCCACCCGTGAAAGATAACGGCTTTAGCCGTCTCAGGGGGCCATGATACCGCATTCCGGTATGACACGAACATATCAGCGGGGAACGTGTTCCATGTGCTGATTTGCGTAATCCATTCTTGGTCCCCGCCATTCACTTGGCCTTCAGGCAACAAGCCTTGCAGGGTATCAGACGGCAGGTCGATAAACTCAGGCTCAAACCACGTCCAGATGTCGGAATGGTCGCCATACTGCCAGCGCATGACGCTGCTGTTATAGGTCGGCCAGTGCCAGTCCTTAATGATGCCGTGCGGCAGTTCCTCAAGCCTGCCGGTCACGCATACGTCGAGGTCCATATACAGAACCTCGTCGCCTAATTCCCACGGCATAGCTTCTTCGCAGAACAGATAAACCTTTTGCCACCAGCCCGGCAGATCGGGATTGTGCGCGATAGCCGTAATGCCCTCTGGCAGCTCATCCGGCTTGTCAGTCAGGCACCAATGGCGCTGCTCTTCGTCCAGATGGCGGGCGATGCCGTCATGCAGCTTAATGACGTATTCAATCGGGTATTTGGTCCCGACGCGGACGCTGACAACGTTAATCATGCTACCTCCATAGCAAAACAGCCGCAGGGACGAACCCCACGGCTGTTAGGCTATCACACTAACCCCAGTGGAGGCTAGGGAAAGGGACAGGTGTTAGATGGCGGTGCGCTTTGCCCAAAAGTATTGGCCAGCGGCGACACCGCCCGTGGTGTTGACCGTGAAGCCAGCCGAACCGGAATCCGACGACGCAGAGCCGTTGGTGCCAATCAGGATGGTTGCAGTCGAAGACAGAGCCTCCGAAGCACGGGCGTAGAGGTGGAGGCGAGCGTCGTTAGCACGAACAGTCGTGTTGACGGCGAAGGCCGGGGTCGAGGACTTGTCGTCCAGATCAATCCCCACAGTCGGAATGGTCGAAAAGACCGTAGCAGCAGTCGATGCCATGTTAGTGGCTCCTTTCTAGGGGGATCAGGTTTGGAACAGGACGCCTTGGAGGAAGGCGTTCGAGAGGGTCAGGTTGCCAGCCCAAACGATAGGCTTGACCATAGCGTCCTGGTTGATCGAACGGACTTCTTCCAGCGGAACCATGTTGCGGTCCTTGTGAGGGCGCCAGTGGATGTAGCCGGTGTTCAGCATATACATATGGTTGGCCGGGCAAGCCCCGCCGAAACCACCGTCAAACACCACGTCGGTGCCTTTGAACTTCAGCGAGACATAACCGGCGTCGCCTTCGTTGGGGTTGCTGATGCGCTGGATGTCCTGAAGCGCCGACTCATAGAATGCGAAATAATTGTCATCGCACAGAATGAGGTCCGGCTTGTCAGTGCCACGCGAGCATTGACGATACAGGTTGTTCATGAAGCGAACGATGTTGGCAGCCGAGGCAGCCGAACCGCCGTCCGAAGTGGCTTGGAACTTCTGGTTTTGCCAGAAAGACCACGTTGCACGGTTGATGCCGCCGACAGTGCCGGTGGTGGGGTCGTCAGCGACGAGAAGCTGAAGGCCACCAATCTGCTTGCCGCCCGAAGCCGTACCGTTCGAGTACAGGTCTTCGGCCACACCGTTCTGCATGGTCTTTTCCGCGTTCTTGATACGCGAGGCCAGCAGGTCGATGATGGCATCAACGCCGGAGTTTTGCAGTTGCTCCAGACCGCTCATGGTCACGTTGACAGCGATTTGCTTCCAGTCAAACTCAGCCGAAGTGAACACGTCGCTGGGCGAGATGTTCAGGACTTCGTAGCCCGAATAGCGCTGATAAGTGACGTTCTCAGCGTATTCCAGCTCTTGAATGATGGTCCGACCACCGGACACCGGCTTGATGGTGCCGCGACGGTTCATACGCGACAGAATCGCGTTGTTCTGGGTAACGTTGTCGGCCAGCTTACCCGTGCGATTACGCAGGGTCGTGGTTGCGATTTCCGAAACATTCGGGGAAGTCATTTAAGTTCTCCTAGGCCGCACCGGCAACTTCTTCAAAAGCTGCGCGGATGTCGTCTTCGATTGATCCATTGGACTTGGGAATACGGGTTTGACCCGGAGACCCGGTGACACTGACAGCCGCCCGTCGCGCCTGCGCCGCCTTGTCTTGCACGGGAGCCGCCGGGGCCTGCGCTGTTTGCAGGAACGGGCGAATATCCGGCCTCATCCAGCAAGCCATTTCGTAGGCTTCCTTAAGGTCCGATGCTTTCCCGTTGTGCAAGAGGACCGCCATGTCATCGCGGACGTTCTCAAAATACAGGTTGGCAGGGTCGTTCTGGAAGGCGTCGATCTGGCTGACAATAGGCGCGGTTTGCGCCGTCTGGACTTGGCTTTGCAGGACTTGGAGTTGCTGCTTAAGGGCTGCAATCTCTGGGTGGCTGTCTCGCGCGGGCTGGGCCTGGTATGGCTGTCCCTGCGGCTGGGCCGTGTTCAAATTCACGCCATACGAACGGGCCAGAAACTCAAGCCCTTGCATTGGGTTCTTTTCAAGCAGGTCTTGTGCTGCAAGCAGCGTTTTGACCGCGTGAACCTCATCCATCCCTTGCGCGGCCCATTGAGCGCGGCGAGGGGCAAGCACTTGTTCCAGCGGTTCATACCGCTTCACTTCCTCAGACTTGCGCCGCAGTCCGTGATCGATCTCCTGTTCCCGCTTTGCAACAGCCTGTTGCACTTCCGGTGGCAGTTTATCGAACGTGGCCTTAGCCGCAGGTGACCACGAAGCCGGGGCGCGGATGGCGAGCTTTGCAGCAGGGTCCGCGACTGCCTCCGAGGGCTGGTCGGGAGTATCTTGCACCATTTCTGGCGCCTTGGCAATAAACTTGCCGTCAGGGCCCCTTACGCGCCCGTCTGCTGCCTTTTCGCTGTCATCGTGGGGCGTTTCTGCCTCGATAACGGCTTCCGGCGCAACCACCACTTCCTCAACGGGCGCAGGCTCTGGTGCGTTGCCGCTTACCTCAGCCATAGCTGCCCGGATGTCGTCTTCCATGTCGCTCATAGTCTGGCCTCCACCTGATCAATAGCCGTCTTGATGTCCTGCTTAAGCTCACGGTCAGACAGCGTGGGCCGTGGCTTGGCCGTTAGTTTCTCGTTCCCGACAATCTCGCAGCCCGCATCCTTGACGCCGCGCTCATAGGCCGACCGACTGTCATACATCAGGCCATTGGCGTGGTTCAGGATCGGGTCCATGCCGTCGGCCCGAATGGCGGGCATTGGCAGATGGGAGCGCGCCTTGCGGAACTGTTCAAGGCAGGGGCCAGGCCATGCGGCTACGTCGTGCATATCGCCACAGGCTTTGCAGATGCGATAAGTCGCACGGCTCATACGGCAAACGTTCCCATTGACGACCAATT